AAGTTGAACAAAATTTAAAAAAGTAGTTGACAAGTTTAGAACAATATTGTATACTTAATTTGTGAGTGAAAGGAGGAAAATATTTCCTTGAGCGTTCACCCACAAACAAACATATTATTAATTATTTACACTCGGTTGGGGTAAGTATAAAGCCTACTTAATGTAATTACCCCCAACCATTCACACGAAAGACATTTTATTATGTTTTTCTAGGACTATGTTTCGTGGAGATTACATAGTTTCCTCGCCGGTTGGTGTATTGGGGCACGCTGATGCTTTGCATACGGAGGAGTGGGTTCAACCCCCACTAGGCGACCATAATTGATTTTGCTCGTATTCAATAGATGTATCTCTAAACACACCTAGTACGAGCACCGATAATAACATTACCCATGATACTGGTAATGTATTTGCTTGCAAGGAATAGTTGTTTCTCAGACCACAATACCCAATGCAAGCATCTTATTGCTGTGAAGTGTATCAGATTGCATGTCTGGCTCATACCCAGAAGGTAGTGGGTGCAACTCCCACCTCAGCGACCAATGTATGTTCTTTGATAAAATTGTAGTAGAACGTTATGACAGACTGGGACGCAACCCAGTAACGATACAGTCTCGTTCCCACAGATTAAGAGGGATACCTCATGAATGGGTTGGGTGGCTCGAAGGAAAACCTTAGAGTGAGAGTAGATAAAGTGTCTACGAAAGAGATTGTAGTGGTCTGTTGTGAGAGTTTATATTGTATGGAACTGGTCGTTTCCGAAATTTGAAAAGGCTTGGGGTAATCCCGAGTTCGGAGTAGAGCCAAGAAAGTATTACGGTGGTACGTAAAGGTGAGTAAGGGTAATGCCAAAACAAGGAATATCGATGCCGTTGAACTTATGAAAGTAAGGTATAAGACCAGTCGCCATCTGAGTAGCACAAACCGGCATAAGATATTATGGAGATTGACAAAGCGTTTGTTAGCGGAACAAAAAGGCTTATGAAAATAAATAATTCTAACGTGTGTGAAAGGTGTGGGTATCAATCCCATCCAGTCTCGAAAAGGTGTAGGAGGAAAGACGGTCGCTCCCTCTCAGGACCTACACTTGCTGGTGACAGAACAATGGATGTTCACAATGGATTAGTGTGAGAAGCACCTAGTACAGTTTTATCGAGGAACATACACTTTAATTTTTTCATTTTGTAAATACCTTTTCTTGGTGTTTGCACGGAGCCATGTGTCGTTCCCCTGAACGGTTTTCCATTGGACGGCTGAACGTCCTCCTTACACATGGCTCTTTTCTTTCCCCCTAGGTATTTTATTTGACAAAATAAAACAACTATGGTATACTTATAATGTGAGTAGGGTACTCACAGGGATTAATTCATTCCAAACCGTATAGTTCCATAGTTGCGAATATCATCCATGCAGAAGGATGATATTCTTTTTTATTGCAAAAAATTAGATTATATGATATATTATAAATGGAAAAATACAAACGGCTTGGAATAAAGGCAGGTTTAAAATGGTTAAAGATGGTATGTGCTTTGATACGTTTTGTGATTTTTATGATAGGCGTGAGTATATTAGAGCAACATATATAGGTTTATCAAAACATGACAAGGTATTGTATAAATATTATGTATATTCTCGCAGAATATTAAAGGACAAAATATGTGATATGATATGGGAATATTTAAACAGTGTTGATGGTGAGGAACTTGTAAACTGTATATGTAATCTCAGTAAGGAGCGTTCTAAATATCTATGATTGAAAGTGCTAAGAAAAGATTAGAAGAGTACGAGTTTTTATATGCTCAAGTAAAAGACAGGACCACTCTCGCCTTTTTAGACCTACTAAACGCCATGCGTGCCGACTATGAACTGGTTGGTGAAAACGATAATTGCATCATAATGTGTGATTATATAATTAATTTGATTGCTTCATACGATTACGACAGAGACGATATTCAAAATATAATGTTATCCGCTTACGACAGCAAAGCAAGATTGGGAGATTTCAGAGCGTACTGTATTGCACTTGAATGGAATAGACCAATTGAAAAACAATTCTTTCTTCCACGTAAACGTATACTTGAAAAGCATGGTCTTATTCAAGCAATGCAAGACATGGCTGATGATAAATTAGATTTCCTATTTATATCGTTACCGCCTCGTATTGGTAAATCAACACTCGGTTTATTCTTTCTAACATTCATGGCTGGGTTGTACCCAGATAGGTCAATACTTGGTAACGGTCATAGTGCATCACTAACACAATCTTTTTATGAAGAAGTATTAAATATAATGTTAAGCGATGAGTACAGATATTCAAGTATATTTCCAAAGAACACGATTGTAAACAAGAGTGCCGAGTATACCTATCTTGATTTGAACAACATAAAACGTTTTCATACTATGATGTTTAAAAGCATTGACGGCGGTACAACCGGTGTTGCTGAGGCAAGCAATGTATTATATTGTGATGACTTAATCAAAGATATCGAACAAGCAAACAACCCAGACCGTTTGGAAAAAATATTCTATACATATACATCTACCATCCAAGACCGTAAGGTACAAAGACTTTGTAAGGATGGCGTGTATAGACCTTGTCCAGAAATTCACATTGCAACAAGATGGTCAACGAGAGATGTTATTGGAAAGTTAATTGATATATATGGAGCCGATAAGAATAACCGTATAAGAATAATAAACATTCCATGCTATGATGAAAATGGCGAGAGTAATTTCTTATATGACTATGGAAAAGGATTTAGCAAAGAATATTATCATCAGTTGCAATTATCAGAAGACCCTGTTGTGTTTGCAGCAAAGTATCTTGGTGAACCAATCGAACGTGATGGTTTGGTGTTCTTGAAAGAAACGCTATCATATTACAACGAACTACCGGAAGGTACTCCGGACAGGATAGTAGCGTATGCCGATGTATCCCATGGTGGTGCCGACTACTTCGCATTACCAATAGGATATGTTTATGGTAGAGAGGTTTATATTGAAGACGTTTTGTTTATGAATAAGTTTGGCGGGGATGATTATAGTAGACCACGAGTGTGCCAAATAATAATGAAGCATTTGGTACAACGATTTGGTATTGAAAAGAATAACGGTGGCGACTTCTATGCTACGTTGATATCAAATGATTTAAAGCGATTAGGATATCGATGCAATATAACAACCCATAACGCACCAACAAATAAATCAAAACGTGACAGAATACTTGCTTGTCAAAATGAAATTAAAGGCGTTGCCATGGAAGATAACTCCTATCGTTTATATTTTAAAAGCGACGAGGCACGTAAGGGAAATGATATGTACTGCCAAGCGATGAACCAATTATACGGATGGAACCAGAATGAAAACAAACAGAAGACGCAACATGATGATATGCCCGATGCTCTCGCTGGATTAATTATGAACGTGTTGGGGGCTTCTGGTGGTGGAGCAAGAAGCATCAATGCTTCTGGATATTTGTAAAATTGACAAATGTTGTTGAGTGTGGTATAATGAATAATGAGAAAAGATATATACTTTGTCCACATTGTGGAAAGAAATTATTTAGAATAATTAACACCAGTGTTTACGTTGATGTATTCGTATGGTGCAAAACATGTAAAAAAGAAATTAAAGTTACTAAAAGAGCCAACGAGCCAAAACAATAGGATTGTTTGGCTCTTTTGTTTTTAATAGAGGACGGGTGAAAGAATGAACGAAACAACTGATAGTAATAGAATATTGCCGCTACCACGTAATAAAATTAATTACGGTAGAAAAAGAATACTTTTAGATTACGACAAAGTTACACCCGACAATGTAATTGAAGTCTTACAAAAAGCATTGAACGTACATGCTTCAAACAGATACGATTGCGAATATTTGATTAGATATTTTCTTGGTGACCAAGATATATTATATAGAGAAGCACCATCAACATCTAATATAAATAATCAGACTGTCGTTAACTATGCGTTTCCGATAACGAGAGAAATTGTTGGGTATACGTTAGGTAGTCCAATTGAACTTATTGCAAAAGATGGTGACAAACGAGACGCTGTTAAAGAAGT